TCAAGGAATGCCTGCGAAACAGCTCCGGCAGAATGGTTATTTCCTGCTCCTTTATAAATCTGAACTCCTCCAGTTGTACCCGGATACCCCCCTGTGTCATATCGAATGATGACTCCGCTATATGGTCTGCCAGCCGCCTGATTCGGATTTGTCCAGTTAGCTATGATCCTTCTTCCAGAATAGGCGGCTACGCTAAAAGACAGTAAGCTGTTGACCGTCATCTCGCCCTCTACTACCTCATCATTACTGTCCCGGGTCACAGTTTTTTCTCCCTTTAAAACGTGCGCTCGTGTTATTGTCACATCTTCTGACGTAACCCCTCCTCCGCCAGTTCCTGTCATCAAGATATTTCCCATATGCTCCACTCTCCTTTACACTTTTAATCCCACGATGATATCCGTAGCTGGTTTCTTATAGACCTTGAATGTCGCTGTTCCCGCACCACAGGTACCTGTCCCAGCAGCCACGATGGAATACGCCTTGCTATAAGCCTGCTGGACGTCCAGAGGCGCCCCATCCGCAAGCTGGCTGACTAGCAGCGGAGTATCCTCTGCCATAATCCCCTGCGCTTGAACAGTCTGTATATACGGGGCAGATCCGCCAGTCCATCCAGCGGCGGCAAGGGTAACGCGGATCGGGGCACTGTTAAGGCGATTGACGGCCTCGTTGGTGGCGTTGATGTGCTCAGCCGTAAATATATCTCCCTCCTGACTGTAGGCCGTCACATCCTGTATCTCCGTGTTTCCCTCGCCGTCCTGGGAGAGTTTGTATTTTCTGTTACCCTCAAAAATATCATCCTTGAAATCTGTTTTTAATGCCATGTCTTACCTCCTGTTTCCCAACATCTGGCGGCCCAAATGGAAACCTAACCGCCTATGACCTGATATCATACTGTCATACATATCCCCCAAGTCCTTTAAGATCCTCTCAATGTCATTGGCCTGGTAGATGTTATCATATGTAATCTTTACCGGCGTTGCGGGGGTGCTGGACTTTACAAAATACGCAGCCCTTACTTTTTTGATATTTTCAAGCAGACGAGCCATTTCTGTATCTGTCCGGAAGTCCTCCATCTTCCATTCCTTTATTTTTATATCTACGCCAAAACGCTGTGCCAGCAGAGCACAGGCCTGCTCTACCCGGTTAAGGCAGATATAATCCGCATAAACCTTGTCCAAATCCGCTACCAGATCTGCGCTTGTGCGATCTGTAATCAATGTATCCAGCACCGTACTCATCCTACTGTCACCTCCGCTGTGATTTTTCTCCGTGAAAATTTCATATCCAGTTTTCGGATCATTCCTTCCATTGTACCTTTGAATCCGGTTGCTACCCGAACCCGGTTCCCAAGTTCCTGATCGTTGATAATCGCCCGGAAACTGACGCTCTCATTATTGCTGTAGTAGTCATATACTCTGTTTAATACAGCCTGAGCGTTTTCTGCTGTAACAAGGGTAGCATCCTTTACCTCAGCAATATTTTTGTTCTGAGTGATCTTGGGATTCTCTTTCAGGAGGGTGATGGTATTGTGATTGTATCTAAGTCCCGTTAAGACAACCTCTCCACCATTAGCAGCAACATATGCATAATTCGCCCCATGTTTCTCTATCGTGCCTCCCGTGATCGACAGGCTATGATAGGGTTCTGAAAACTCCAGTTTGGTTTCTCCTGTCAGGTTTCCTCGATAAAGTTCCGCGGATTCCTGACTTGGTGTGTAACTGTGTGCATATAGCCGGATCCCTGTCACTATCTCGCTGTGATCCACCGTAAGCCCCAGAAAAATATCCCTTCCAATAAATTCTGCCGTAACCTCTGTCTGCTCCGGATATACGTACAGCTGACGATCATAACTCGTATCTACCAGGGCGCCGATGGCAAAGGCAAGCTGCTGCAGGGCGCTGCGTTTGCTGGTGATCGGCAGGTATCCGCTTACCCTGGTGTCCTTATAGGCATCGTCCAGAAAGTATGTAATCCCCTCGTTTTCCATAATGCTGTCTAGGATCTCGAAAACCAGGGTATCCTGATAGATTCCACCCATAAAGGGATTATTATCCAATATTCCAACTGCATCCTGCGTCTCTACTGTATAACGCTTATCTCCTATCTGTTTCCCATCCTTAAGGTAATATATCCCCAGAATCGCTTCATCAAAATACAAGGTCTGTTTTTGCTTTTTCTGGAACTCAAACGCATACTCTGTTTTACTTCGAATCGTGTAATCCATTGTATTTATGCTGACCTCTTCGGAAATAGGGTTAAGTTCCATCAAACAGTTAATATCTTCTATTTCATCATCCTTAAACACTCGGATCAGTCCCCATATAATATGAGTCAGAAAGACATTGCGGTATGGCTTACTGGTTTCCAGAAAGGTAATGACTACTTTGTTGTAATAGTCCACAACTCCATAACAGAAGTAATTATAACTATCTGGCTCGTAATCCTGATCTTTTAACAGTTCCTCGTCCCGGTACCATTTTATATTGATCCGGCTGCACCGATCCTCTGTGTGATCGTTAAATTGTAGGGTGATCCCCACACTGGAATAATTCTGGCTGAAAGAAAAGGTGATTGCTGGCGACACTGCAAATAGGCCGTCTGGCCCAGATATACTATCACTTACATATCCCATCCCCTTCAGCTGTTCTGGGGAATTGGTGAAACCACCATCCATTTTGGCATACCGCGGAAGACACAGGGCGTAGTCCGGGAACTCAACCCCTGCTTGTAGGTCTTGCAGATCCACATAATAATCCTTATCCTGTGTTTCGGTAGTGTTATTCTCTGCTGCTCCCAAGGCAATATCGTCATAAACAATCTTTAAGCCGCCTGCATCCGTCATCCTCTGGCTTTTAATGACGGCCAGCCATAGGTAGCGGTAAGGCCTACTACTCCGGAGAAAAGTAATTATGATCTGGTTAAATAATGGCACCTTAGCCCGACAGAAATACTCCGTTCCATCCGGTTCGAATTCCTGCTCTTGAACCATTTCTCCATCTTTGTTCCACTGGATCCGTACACTGGAAGCGTAATCACCACTCAACCGGTTAAAAACCAGGTATACGCCGTTGCTTGTCTTTAACCGGTCAAACGTCACCGTGATTGCCGGAGGATTCCCAAACCTTCCATCAGGGCCACTGAGGGCCGTACTGATGTAACCATACGACCCTTTTTCTATCCTGTCAGGAGCATTTGGGTAGTTGCCGTCCATCTTTGCATACCGCGGAAGGCACAGAGCGTAAGGTGGGAGCTGTTGTTCCATATTCACAAGATCCTCTACGGATGCATATGGCTGCTGTCCATTGCTCTCCACCCTTGTATCCCATTTCATTCTCTATCGCCTCCTCTGCGGCTCCATCGCCGTAAAGTTTAAGGACAGGCCATCCATGCCCCACAGATTCTTTCCGTTTCGGATACGGAGTTTGTCCTTACCCTGAGTGACATATGCCCGGAAGGTAAGTGTTTCCTGTCCATAAGGGAATGTCATTTCATGGCTATCGGCATTGGGGTCTGAAACAGCATCATAAAACGCATCATAGGAGGCCGTGTCTCCGTCTTTCGGGTATACCTTCATGGCGTAATTGTAAAATGTGCCAATCACATCGCGTTCCATCGTATAATCCAGGGTGCGCCCTGACTGGTCTGTGTCGGTCACGGCAAAGCTCCGTTCCAGAGAATCCGCCTCCACCTCCACGTTATACGCTTTGCCGTCCATTAAAAACACACTGTCTGTCATTAGGTTCCTCCTATAACTACCAGGCTTACTCCTCTGCGGGCCGCCTCGCGGTCAAGTTCCGGCTTCAGTGCCCTTGCAAGTGCCGCCATACTTCCCGTCAGATTCAACACGATCTGGATCGGCTGGCTGCCATCCCTCTGCATCCGGCTAAGCAATTCATCAAGCCTTGCAATCAGGCTGGATAATGCTTCTTCCTCTGCATAGGATGATCTGCTCCGCATAGACACAGCCATATCACCAGCCCGTGGTGGAACGATGCTTCCGCTTGCCATCCTAGGCAGATACGCCGCAGCATTGGGAATATCAATTCCTACAGGCAACCGGATCTCTGCGCCGTCAAATACGTCCATAACACCGTCCAGCCAATCCCGTACTATATTTTGGGATGATCTTGCCATATCGGCAATACCATCATTGAATCCATGGACTACATACTCGGCAATGCTGTAAAATTCTTTGGATGGGGAATTGATATCAAACTCTTCCTCTGCCTCTTCCATTGCCTCAGCCGCCCACTGCCGGATTGCATCCTTGGCCATGTACGCAAAATCGCTGATGCCATTTGCAAACCCCTCATTGATACGCTTTGCCATGTCGTAGAATGCGGCATACATTCCACCGGTTCCTTGCAGATCACTGTCTCCCCAGAACCATTCTCTGATATTTTTAGCCCAAGTTTCTACCGAACCCTGGGTTTCTGAATGGCTATCCTCTATCTTGGTCTTAAATGCCTGGATAATAAGGTCTGCGAATTTTGTCCAGGAAAGTTCATTCACCCCCTGATTTTCATCGACTCCCACAAACCACTTACGGACATTTTCAGCCCACGTTTCCATAACTGTCTGAGACTGGGTGTAATTCTTTCTGACAGTGTTATTAAAGCCGGCCATAATGCTGCTGGCCCATTTCTTAGATTCTGTAGCGTCTCCACCACTTCCGATTCCAAACTTAGAAGCAAACCAGCTTGTTACACCAGAAGCCCATGACTGCACCACGTTCTGGGAAGCAGTCTGCTCACTCGTTACCCCCTGATTAAATCCCTGTACTGTATAAGATCCGATTCCTGCTAACACAGTAGATGGACTATGGATTCCAAGCAGGCTTTTCAGCCCGTTCACAAATGGATCTGTGATATTCGCCTTGATAAATGCTCCGGGATTTGAGAAAAACTCCTTGATTCCATTACAAAAACCATCCCAGAGATACTGGCCCATCTCTGCCATGACAGTAGAGGGGCTGTGGATTCCGAAGGCATCTTTAAAGGCATTCATAAATGGGGTAAAAATGTTGTCCTTTATCCATGTGCCAATGGCTTTCATGCCGTCTACAATCCCCATGAGGATACCGTCTACTACATTTCCGCCACACTCTTCTATTTTCCCTTGGAAGTAGTT